AGGAATCATGTTCCAGCCAGTCGTAACCCAAACGCTCGATGTCGCGCAGCAGTCTGCCGACAAAGACCCGGCCCAGATGGACGACGCCCAGATTCGTCAGATCATGGAAGCCGCACCCCTCATGCGCCAACTCCTCGAAGCTGTCGAGAAGGAAGCCCTGCGCCGTCTGGAGGCAGGCACCCCGATCCCCGGCCTCAAGCTGGTCCACGGCCGTGGCTCCCGCGCTTGGGCGCTGCCCGAAGATGAGATGGCCGAGAAGCTGGTCAAGATGGGCATCCCCAAGACCGCGATCTACGAAACCAAACTCGTGACCCCTGCAAAGGCTGAGAAGCTGACGTGGGAAAAGCGTGACGGCACCAAGGTGTCCCTGACCGACCGTCAACTCAAGCGGATGGAGCAGGAGTACGTCACCAAGCTGGCTGGCAAGCTGACCGTGGTCCCCGAATCTGACAGCCGTCCTGCTGTCATCACCAACGCTGCGCCGATGTTCAGCGCAGTCGAGGCAGCGCCCGCTGCCGAATCCCTGCCCTCGTGGCTCTCGTAACTTGTAAGGAGTTAATCATGTCCGAATTTTGTAAAGATGACCAAGATATTGACGCATTCATGTCAATAATCTGGAACTCATTGCGGTGCTTACCGCCAAGTAAGCAAGCCAAAGCCATTGTGACACTATGCGCATGGTCGTTTGAGTCATATGTCTCACAAAAAAGTCCCCGAGTTGGTAAATTGATGCTTGAGGATTTGCAAAAAATCGCCAACAAATACCGTAATTCTCAACCGCCCATCACGTCCATTCAATAAGGAGTAACTGTAATGTCTGAAATCATTTTCCTCTCGAACGTCCGTCTGTCCTTCCCCCACCTCGCTGAACCCCAGCGTCAGGTCAACGAGCAGACCGGCAAGGAGCGCATCTCGTACAACTGCGAGTTCATCATGCCGCTCGACCACGCTGGGTTCCAGCAGTTCATGCAGAAGTACGGTGCAATGGCACTGGAGAAGTGGAAGGAACACGCCCAGACCGTCATGGGCATGATCCAAGCCGACCGCAAGCTGCGCTGCTTTGGTCGTGGCGAGGAGAAGGTCAACAAGAAGACCTTCCAGCCCTACGATGGCTATGCCGGTCATGTATTCATCACCGCTGGCCGCGACTCGCAGCCGCAGATGATCCAAGCCGATGGCTCCCCCATCGACCCGGCCAACACGATGGCCTACCAGCAGCTTGCCCGCAAAATGTACGGTGGTTGCCGTGTCAACGCTGCCGTCAAGCCGTGGTTGCAAGAGAACAAGCATGGCCGTGGCATCCGCTGCGACCTGATTGCCGTGCAGTTTGCTGGCGATGACACCCCGTTTGGTGAGGGTGCTGTGGACGCATCGAACCTGTTCGGCGCTGTGGCTGGTGCTCCCGCTGCCGCCCCGGGCTTTGCGCCTACTGGTGTGCCCGGATTTGCGGCTCCTGCTGCGATGCCTGCCGCCCCGTTCCCCGGTGCTCCCGCTGGCCTGCCGCCCTTCATGACTGGAGGCCAGTGATGCACCTCGACCTTGACCCGTCTGACATCAATGTCGTGTTGCAGCATTTGGAGCAGGGACAGTTTCGCACTGTCGCCCCGGTGCTGATGAAGATTCAGGCACAGGTGATGGCTCAACAGCAGCCCGCACCGCAGCCTGACGTTGCCCCAGAAGACACTGCCGCTGGCGGCACTGACTGACCGAATTGGGGCCGCTGCCTCTGGGGGTTCCCGGAGGACCGGACCAGCGGCCCCACCTATCTGAGTAACCGTAATGAGTAACGACTATGTGTTCGACATCGAAACCTACCCCAACGTCTTTACGTTGGCGGTGGAACATGCGGACGCCCCGCTGCGCTGGATGTTTGAGATCAGCGACTGGCGCAACGACTCCCGCGAGATCATCGCGTTCCTCCAGTTCCTGAAGGAAACCAACGCCCGCATGGTGGGCTTCAACAATCTTGGATTCGACTACCCTGTTCTGCATACCCTGATCCGCATGGGCAAGGCCGATGCTGCCACGCTGTACCAAAAGGCGATGGCGATCATCGGTTCGCAGGATGAAGACGGCAGCAAGTGGATGCACCTCGTCAAGCCGTCTGATCAGTTCGTCACCCAGATCGACCTGTTCAAGATTCACCACTTCGACAACAAGGCCCGCGCCACCAGTCTCAAGGTGCTGGAGTTCAACATGCGCTCCGACAGCATTGAGGACTTGCCGTTTAAGGTGGGCACCACGTTGACCCGTGAGCAGATCGAAGTGCTCAAGAAGTACAACCAGCACGATGTGGCGCAGACCAAGGCGTTCTATCACAAAAGCCTTGACATGCTGCACTTCCGTGAAGAACTGACGCGCAAGTACGCCCGGGACTTCATGAATCACAACGACACCAAGATCGGCAAGGACTACTTCGTCATGAAGCTGGAGGAGGCCGGTGTCGCCTGCTACGATTACGGCGACAAGGGTCGCACACCCCGGCAGACAAAGCGCCCGGTGATCCACCTCAAAGACGCCATCCTGCCGTGGATCAACTTCGAACAGCCCGAGTTCAACCGTGTGCTGGGCTGGCTCAAGCAGCAGTCGATCACAGAAACCAAAGGGGTCTTCACTGACCTGACCGCAACCATCAATGGATTCACTTTTGTCTTTGGTCTCGGCGGCATCCACGGCTCCGTCGAATCGGAAATCATCGAGTCGGACTCTGAGCACGTCATCGTGGACCTCGATGTCACTTCGTACTATCCGAACTTGGCAATTACGAATGGGTTCCACCCGGCTCACCTCGGTAAAGAGTTTGTCGCCATCTACAAGTACCTGTTCGAGCAGCGCAAGTCATACCCCAAGAAGTCCGCAGAATCGGCCATGCTGAAGCTGGCGCTCAACGGCGTCTACGGTGACAGCAACAACCAGTTCAGCGTGTTCTATGATCCGCTGTTCACCATGAGCATCACGCTCAACGGGCAACTGCTGCTGTGTCTGCTGGCTGAAGGGTTGATGACGATCCCCGGGCTGCGCCTGATCCAAGTGAATACGGACGGCCTGACCGTGCGGGTGCCGCGCAACATGAAGGTGCTGGTCGATCTGGCCCGCATGGCGTGGCAGGATCGCACTGGTCTGAACCTTGAGGAAGCCATTTACAAGGCCATGATGATTCGCGATGTCAACAACTACATCGGCGTGTTCGAGGATGGCAGCACCAAGCGCAAGGGTGCCTACGAGTGGAAGGCTAGTTGGCACCAGAACGCCGGTGGCCTCGTGATCCCCAAGGTGGCCGAAAAGGTGCTGGTTGAGGGTGCGCCGATTCGGCAGACCGTGCAGCAGTGGCCCGACATCATGGACTTCATGCTGCGCACCAAGGTGCCGCGCTCCAGCTATCTGGCAATCGAGTGGGACGGTCAGCAGCCTCAGCAGTTGCAAAACATCACGCGCTACTACATTGCCGAAGGCGGTGGCCGTCTGTTCAAGTGGATGCCGCCGCTCAAAGGCAAGACCGAGTGGCGCAAGATCGGTGTTGAGTCGGGTTGGGGTGTCCAGCCTTGCAATGACATCAAGGACGCCGGGAAGCTGCCGGTGGATTTTGATTACTACGTCAGAGAAGTGGAGAAGCTATGTCTGGGCTTGGCATGAGTGTCCGTTTTTGGTTCTACGCCATCCGCGCAAGCTGGAGAGTAGCGATGGGTCGTTGGTATGTGTGGCGGGATGCCCCAACGGATGTCGTGAGAGAAATGGCTGTTCTCTGGTATTACGCAAGGCGCAGAAGCGACATTGACGAAAGTAGTCAAGTGATTAAACAGGCCTACGACGAGTATCGACTGAGAAAACGCAAAGGTTTGAAATGACAACACTGAACACCAAAGTGCTGGAAGCTGGTGGGCACATCGAGTCTCGTTGCCTTGTGCAGAACTTACCCAACTTCACGGACCAGTACGTTTTCACCAAGGAATCGCTGGAGCGGTTCATCGAACAGATCAAGCAGGAGCACGACCATGACCAGCATCACAGAAGTAACCCCTGAAGAACTTGAGGAGTGGAACAGAATGACAGCACTGAGCAAACAAGTGGCCGGTAACCACTACAAGGATCAGCCGATCCAACCGGTCGAGTACATCTACGCCAACGCGATTGGCTACTTTGAGGGCAACGTGATCAAGTACGTGAGCCGCTGGCGCAAAAAGAACGGCATCGCTGATCTGGAAAAGGCCAAACACTACATCGAATTGTTGATCGAGTTGGAAAACCGCAAGCTGGACGGAGAATGCAATGCTGGAAAAACAGATTGAGGCCAAGGTCTGCGACTATGCCAAGGAGTGCGGTATGGCGGTGTACAAGTTCACCAGTCCTGCCCGCGCCGCTGTGCCGGACCGCATGTTCATCTACAAAGGTCGCGTGTTCTTCATCGAGTTCAAGCGCGAGGGTCAAAAGCCCACGGCAGCGCAGGAGCGTGAGCACCACAGGCTGCGCCAGTACCAAATCAACGTGTTCGCCGTGGACAGCGTGGATCAAGGCAAATCAACAATCAACACGATGCTCCAGATCATCGAGGCCCGTCTGTGCTGACACCTGACCTACTCCACGACTACCAGAAGAAGGCGGTCAACTTCCAATGCACCCATGCCAACTCGATGCTGTGGTTGGACATGGGTCTGGGCAAGACCGTCATCACGCTGACCAGTGTGGCTCATTTGATCAACACCGGGTTTCTGCGTGGCGTCATCATCGTGGCACCAATTCGGGTGATTCGCCTTGTTTGGAGACAAGAAGCGGCCAAATGGGAACATACGAAAGGGCTTCGGTTCAGTCTTGTCACCGGCACCAAAGACCAGCGAACCCGTGCGTTGTTGCGACCTGCTGATGTCTACCTGATCAACTACGATGTGCTCGGCTGGCTGGCCGAGACTCTGCAAACCTACTTCGTCAAGAAAGATCGCCCGATGC